CGCGGTGAAGCACGGCTATTGGAAAAACTGGGTGGGGATCTTCTAGCGTGTGTTTAATCCCGGTATAGTTTAATTTAGATCCATCAAATTCTACTGGGGTCTCGTGTAAGCGACCGACCCACTTAATTTTATTTCGTTTGATTATTCGTTCTCTATTATGATAAAGCTCAATATCAATTAGATTCTCATAGTTTCTCTCTTTTCCTTCAACAAATCTGTTGCCGTACCAGTAGGTAAAAAACACCTGGTCATATTCTTTTCGTCTAGCAAGATCAAAAATCTTTGGTAGATACTCTCCACCAACAAGTTGATCGTCACTATCAAGCCATAAAATGTAATCTACATCTATACTAGCCTGAGCAAAGTTAAAATTCCGTTGTTCTGCGAAGTTGTCCTTCCATTCTAGGAAAGAATACTTAAAGCCGTTCTTTTTGCAATATTCCTTTGTCTCTGTAGTGGATTTCCCATTAGCTGTAATGCAAACTTCATCAACAAAGTCTTTAGCACTATCAACTGCGATTTTTAAGCCATCAAGCTTTTGATCGCCCTCAACAATTATACAAAGTGCTGACTTGTTCATATTAAGCCTTGTTTGCGAATCTAAACATTGGAAATTTCTTAACCAGTTTTAGATAATATTTTCTATCGAGTTCATTGTCGTCTTTAAAGACTTCTTTCATTATTTTGTGGATATAAAGGGGAATTGAAGCAAGGCTTCTACCAGAATGAGCTTTAACCTGCTCTTTGATTGTTTTCTCACTAAATTGGTATTCAGCTCTAAGTTTTAACCAGTCTTGGCTCTCTTTTGGATACAAGTCTCTCCAGGTTGCGATAATAACCTGCATCAGCTTGTTGCCAGATTCACTAAACACTGTTTTTGGTTGTCCTAGCCTCTCCCAAGCCAACATAAGACTCATAAGAGCCTCATTAACAGTGTCTGGCAGGATTTCGTAGTCCTGACCTTTTATTGAAATATTTTTATTAAGATCTTTAGGGGCAAGTATTGGATTATTCATTTCTTAACCCAATTAAACAACAACGGGCGAGGAAAGTCAAACTCTCCCCGCCCTATTGGCTATCTATTACTTAATAACTTTATAGAGTTATTGCGTAACCAGATCGCTTCACCGATGCTTTTTCAGCTAAACTTACCAAAGTAAATTCAGAGATATATACACCATTGTCGCGGTCTCCATCAGTAGCTCTGTCTTCCCAGTGAGGTTCACCAGTTCCGACTAAGAATGAATACTCGAAAGTATCCTCTCTTAAACCGTAAACTTTGAGGTTTCCTTGAGTAGCAGTAACGTCTTTGTGAGCAATGATTTTGATAGCTGGACCTAAGTCTGCATCAAAAACACGCACCTCAGAAGTTAAGCGCTTATCAGAGGCATTGATGTTACGAGTAACATTTGTACCAAAGGTAGCGATTCTTCGCTTGATGATTGGAGGACAAAGTAAAACATCCATAATGTATTCGTGTCCAACTCCTGTGTAGGAATCGTTGACGATGTCATTAAGTTCAGTTTCAGTAAAAGAGGTGTCGGTAGCACGAACAGTTACGTTGCTTGAAATACAAGCATCGATACCTGCCATACCACGTGCAACTCCAGAAGAACCAGAAGCGTAACTACCATTGATGGTAGCCCATTCCATTTGGCTCTTTAGGCGTTTAAGTGCACGCTCTTTTTCTTTGCTCATAGCATCTTCACCAGTTACCATAGCGATTGATTTACGAGTACGTGACAAACGGACAGGTTCATCTAAGATGATGGTTCTGTTGTTTGATCGTGTCTCGGAATCCAGATCGGCGTAGCTAGTGATTGCACCCTCAACGGATCCAGTAGCGCTAGTAGCTCTTGATTGATAATATAAATTCCATTCATGAATTGTATTCATGGCTGGACTGCTCTTACCTAAGTTAGACATCAAATAGTTGTCTTCGTTAGGAGAAACATCTCGCATAATTGAAAGGAGAGACTCTCTCATTTCAACCTGCTCGGCAAATTTTCCAAATGCCATATGGTTTATTCCTTATGCTAGTTAATAACCAGCTCTTTTCAACCGCTCGGCTAATGCTCCTTTTTTGTTAAGCCTAGTCGCTGTTATAAGTTGTGATTCTTCTGCATCATTATAAGAAGTTTGCGCTGATCTTTTCTGGCCAGCATTGATTTGCTGTTTTTCATCGGATTGAGTATCTTGTTTCTGCTCTGCTGGTTTTTCAATACTTTCGGTTTGACCCTTATAGTATTTTCTAACCTCTGCTGCGGCTTTAACAACATCCTTCTCTCCGTTAGCCATTTGACCAATTAGCTCATTTCTTACAAGTTTGTAGAAGTTATTATCAAACTTGTCGCTGTGAGGGTTTAGCTCTGGGTATTTTTCATTGGCTAGTTTGGTTTGTTGAGTTTCCTCGTAATTCACAAACTGGCTTTTGATTGCCTGAGCTTCTCTCTCAGCTTTTTCAGCTCTATTCTTTGCATCAGTAATGCTTTTTTGCAAAACATTTGCGTTCACATATCCCTGTTCATCAATTAGCTGTTCTTCATCCGGCTCTATTGTCGGAGTTTTTAAGCTAAAATCAAAATTGGGAGCTTGTGGAGCTGCCTTTGGTTTTAAGCTGTCTAAAACGGATTCTGCATTACTTTTATTCTCGAAGTCTCTGAGCTTATTGCTCATTTCCTGATTGGTCTTTTTGAGCTTTTCAAATTGCTCTCTGGTCCGATCATTCGCGTCTTCGGGAAGTTCAGCTTCCTCGTTTGGCTTTTGTTCAGTGTGCAATTCTGGTTGCTGGTTGCCCTCAGCCTCTTTATCCTGCACGTTGGTATCTTCGTTCATAGAAGCACCCCCTTATGTTGATTTTAATATTCCTGCTCGGTTTAACGTGGGAGCATCACACGACAACATTAAAAGTAATAATATGCAAAATCAGCATAGGTTTGCAAGTGGAGTTTATTTTGTTAGTAAGTCGTAGAGTTGTTTTAACTCATTACCAGAGCCTTGCCAGGCATTACCACACTCAAGACATTTAAGTTCATTACCAACAAAGTCTAATCTTTTGTGTTGGCACTTCTTAAATTCAATCTTCGTTTTTTCCTGGTAAGTGTCAAACTCCTGATGGTCATTGTCGATCATCTTCTTATGTTTTTCAAAGAAATACTTAGATTGCAAATTTCTCCTTTGGATCCATAGCCTTAGTAATGGCGTTAATTCTAGCCTCACTACTCGCTAACAAATCAATTATTTCTTGATAAGCTTTAGCTCTGCCATAAGATTCGGTGTAAGCTTTAAAAAAGGCTTGCTGATCCGAGAACTTGGCTGGGTCTACCCAAAGGTTTGTTGCCGCCGCCTTGAGCTTGGGGAGCAGGTGCTCCTTGTAATCCTCCAGCTGGTTGATTCGGTTGAACGCCTCCTGGACCCGGAGCTCCTCCTTGAACTGGAGCGACTTCTGCTTTTTTAAAATATCGTTGGCTATCATTTAGGCCTCCTTCATTTAAAATTGATACTAATAAGTCTTTAATTTTTGGAACCCATCCTTCTTGTTGCAACAGACCAAGTATTGTTTCATCCTTAATCATTGAGAGTCCAAGTTGTCTTGATGCTATATATTCCTCACTAGCTCCCATTTCCATTGACTTGACGTCAACAATGTAAGAGAAGTTACCATCAAAATCTTGAGGTACCACGTGAAGTTTGGCTGAATTTTGTTTTTCATCAACTTCAAGTTTTGGTGATACAAGCAATTTACTTAAATCTTCTTCCTCAGGATTTTCAACAAATGGATGTTCTGGGATCATTGAGGCATCCATCATATCTGCCAGTTGGCCATCGCCAATCTCGTAGTTTGATTGCTCCATTATTCCCTGGATCATATCCATTGATTCGTCTGGGAAAGTCATATCTGACAAACCAAGATTCTGGAACTCCTCATATTGCTCCTGACCAATGAGATCAATAATCTTTGATTGGTTTTTAGGATCTGAGAAGTAATATTGTTTGTTGTTGCCAATCCACATCGTGACAACATCTGTAATAAAGTCACTAAGTTCATTCTGGTTTCTCTGGTCTCTAGCATTCTGTTGTTTAGCAACCTGCTTAATTTCAGTAGCAGTCTTTTCACCATTAAACATATCTGCTGACGAAGTGTTTTGACTTAAATCGCCCATTGCAGTGTTAAAGGCGCTAACAAGAGCTGCGTAAGTAGTCTCAAACCAACGCTGAGCCTCACCATTACCTCGCATCTCTGTTACCGCATCTGGATTATCCATTAGCCACTGGGCTTCTGGTCCATATTCAATAGTTTCGATTCTGACACTGTTTTCAACAATTTTTAGTGGAGGTCGCATCTTTAAGATCATTTCATCTAGGTATCCACAAAGAACTGCTTGAATTGCTAACCAAAGAGAGATCACTGGTTCGACTTCACTCTCACCGAGTGCATCATCTTGAATTGGATAATATCTAAGTTGAGAAACTGGGATCATTCCGTGTTTGTTTGGATTTTTAATGTCTCTAACAATCTCGCCATAGCGAGTTGAGAAACTAATCCACCTATCTTCTCTAAACTCAGTCACAACTTCAATCACGGGGTAAGAACTATCCTCACCGATTCTATCTGGCAAGCCTTGAATCGATAAAACCTGACTTGTTCTCACATTGTCTTTTCGATCAGAGACTTTAAATTCATCGCTGTTCATTTTAGATTTTACTTTGCGTAAATTCTTCCAGATTGTCTTGCCGGCTGCTTTATTTTCATCTTCTAGGTCTTCAATATAAAACCACTCTCTGTGTTGGAACCATTTAGCGTTTCTAACGTGATCTGCTTTAGCATCCATTCCACAATCTCTAATATCCCAGGGCTGAAACTCATTTCCGGCAAAAGTTACCTCGCCATCATTGTTTAAAACTTCTCTCCAGTAAACATAAGCGAATTTACTTGAATAAAGTCTAGCATCCTGAGAACTAATGATTAGTTTTTCCTGCATTGTTCCACCAAAGGTGGCATTATCCCATTGTTGACTTAAAACAGCGTTTTGAACCGATGCTTTAATCATGTTGGCACCATCTCCACGTGGAATTACTTTGCCCTTTGGTTTCTTGTTGAGTAAACGAGCATCTTTTTCAATAATTGAGGTTCTAATTCTAGGATCGGTGATTTTTGAGATATATGGCCAGTCCTCTGGCAGTTTACCCCAATAAGCTCGAGTAATTTCATTCCAGCCGTGCTTACGGGTCATTCTGGTTTCATTATCCTCACTCCATTGGACGAAATGTTCGTTTAGCTCGTTGTATAACTTGCTAGTTTCTTCACTTGAAGACTTTTTGCCAGTTTGTTTGTCGTTTTTCATATAAAAGCACTATAGGATTTTTAGTTAGAGGTTTTCAAGCCCAATTTCTTTAAAAATGATGCTAAATCTAATCCATTGAGGTTTTCTCTTAACAATTTCTTTTAATTGGTCGAAGTCTTTAATGTTAAAAACCTTAACTAGGTTCTCACATCCAGCACAAAGCCTAACAAACTCTCTAAATTGACCATTATCAACACACATCATATAGGCTGGCATTGAATCAGGGTGTTCTCTCCCACAAGCCTGACAATACCAGTTACCATTTTGCTTAACCAGCCCCTGTCTGGCTCCTCCATATTTGGTCCAACCATAACGAGCTTTTGATAGTCTGTTTATATTGCCCATCTTTTTGTTCTAAACCTATTTAAAGAGACAACTCTCTTTTTTTCAGATGATTCTGGTTTAGATTCTGTGTGATAAAGCTGCCAGGCGATTGCTAAACTCATAATTAGATCATCGTGAGCGTTAGTTTCGGCAGCCGCCCTCCAAGATCCACTTGTTTGTATGACAACAAAAGAAAATAACTCCTCTATCGTTGGAGAATCATAAACTCTAAATAATTTTGAGTCGATTGCTTCTTTTAAGTCACTTAACATCTTTGGTCTGGTAGCGCTATTGGTATCCCAACCAAGTTTCATCATTGTTTTCTGATCTTTGTTGCGACCATATTGAATCATTTGATATGGCTTGAATTTTTGCTTCTTATTTAAACGAGCCAGGCGCTCCATTTCAAAAACACCGCCATTATTACGCTCATAAGCTACCACAGGCTTTACTCCAGTGATGTCGTAGAGTCTTTCAAGGATTCTGACAATGTCTGGAGTCATTTCTGTTGCTAAAAGCTTGCTATGATAAACAAGAGGCACATCTAGCCTATCTACCGATATAAATTGAGCGGCACAATAATCTAAACCACCAGCACTGGTATCAATACCAACAACAAAGAACTCTCCGACCTCAATCTCTCTAAATTGTCTTATTTTCTTCACATTATTCCTAAATTAAACGGCTGTGGGGTCACAGCATTTTTTATTAACCATTCTAATGCCTCTCCGTCAAAATAACATTCACCAGAGGTAATAAATGCCTCAGTGGCTGTTTCTGGGTATTCTTGATTAAATTGTCTGCCTAATTCTTTTTTCTTTTGTTCTAACAGCTCTTTTGAATAAAATTCACTGCCTTTATAGAAAATTGAATTAAATCCAGTTTCCCCTCTTACAGATCTATCCCAAAAGTTCTTAAAATAATTAAAGCCGTTAGCAGTAGTTTCAATAATGGTACGCCCATTAGGAACAACCGCCTGCATAGCTCCAGCCAATAACTTTTCCATATTTCTATAGAAAGCAGCCTCAGAGAGGTGCAAATTAGTTATGGTTTTGCTTCGACCAAATTCGGTCTTTAATGCAGTACCTATAGTATAACGGCTTTTCGTGAATTCATTGTAAAGTTCGTACTTGCTTGAGTATTTAAGGGGAACTTTAAAGCCCTTGTGCTTGTCATTCATCTTGTATTCGTAACTCTCAATATAAAACTTAACTTTTTCAAGCATTTCCTCAGCATTTTCTTTTTCATCACAAACAATAATGTTGCGAGTATTGTTTTTGATTAAAAAATCAACGGTGAATATTGCCAAAATGATAGACGAGAAACCCTGCTGGCGAGCTTTTAAAATAACATCTCTTTTTGTGCTTGAGTCGTGACTGACGAACTTCTCTTGGATAGCATTAAGCTTAAAATCAACAATCTTTTGCTCTTTGTCTATGATTTGAAAGAAGTCTTCAATAAATTTTTTATAACCGGGTTTAAAACCCATTTGGGCATCCATAAAAATAACTATAGCACAAATTTAAATAAAGGTACAAAAAAGCCAGGGGTTTTAAGCCTGGCTCTTTGATTTTCAGCGGTAACTATTAAAATGCAATTTCATCTTTACCAACTGTGGCTTTTTTACTAGAGATACCAAATGGGTCTCCGTTTAAAAGCAACATTTCAAGATCAATGCTCTCTTGGTCATAAGCTTTTTGGACTTCATCACTAACATCTTCTTTAGGATCAGCAATAACAGTATATCTGGTTTGCTTTCCTTCACCCTCTTTGTTAATGTTGATGTCATATCCTGTTGGATCACCATATTTCTTATTCTGACTATAGCCTTTAATGGCTTTTAGAATAGTTTTCTGGCTAACA